CCTCCCTTTTACCTGTACAACATGCAAAAAGGAGTTCATGCATTCACAGTCCCTCGCCCTCCATATAGCCGCCCGACATTCCAATGAAGCCGGCACCTTTGTCTGCCCCCTCTGTCCTTTCAAGAGCCAGACCAAAGCCAATCGCATCATTCATTTCATGCGGAAACATTGTGAAGAGGATGTTAAGACATTCGCAACGAATGACTTAACATGCCCTACGTGTAATAAGATATCCAACAGCGGCACGGCCTTCATGTACCACATCTCGCAGTGTATTCAACTTTCGCCAGAAAAGCAGGAAGTTCTTACCACAATATTGTAGATATGCCCTACGTATTCGCCGAGCTGGAAGAATATTTTATAGATGTCTTGAAATATTTGGAAACGCCCGAATGTAAGGAGAAGATGACCGAGCAACAGAGGCTCAAGGAAATCAAGGAAATCACAGCGGAACTACGGAGATGTCTTGAGGCTAAACATCTTGAGACTTCACAAACGTCTGAGAAATCACAATCAACTTATAAAGATGAAACCCAAAGGCCCCAAACGCCAACATAAGAAGCATATCATAGGCGGGCCGCTCAGTCTTTTTTTCGTAATAGCCAATCCAGAGAAGCAGGGGGGCAACAATGAAGACGTGGATGAGATTTACCCAGAGGGCCGGAGAGGGTACAAAGAAGCGTACTACAGCTTTGAATCCATGGTAGCCGACGAGGAGGAGTCCAAGTCCGAAAAGAACCTTATAGGCCCAATCGGGAGTGGCAGCACGACTGAATCCCACCCAGAGGAGAAGAGGTACAATGAAGATTACGTGGAATACAACAATAAGCAGGTAGGTATCCATATCTATTATAGGAAATCTCATAGTATTTTCAACAAAGTAGCGGCATGCTCTAGGGCTCCTTCCATCCATCCTTGACGGAGTGAAAAGGATTCCCCGCATAAATGTACATTCGGCATGGCAGCAATCGGCGTCAGAGCATCTTTGGAGAGCTCAGCAGGGTCATAGCGACCAGGAAGCCAGTACGTCACCCCGTAATCCCAGGCATGTGCTTTCATAAAATATGGCGGAGGAATGGTGGGCCGTATTAGTTTACGAAGCTCTGCTAACATTTCCTCTCCCACCTTTTTCTCTCCCACCGTCTTCAACTTTCGTATCCAGTATGCGGCATCCTGTGTATCTGTGTATGACATATGGATAGAGCCCACGGCAGCATTTCCAGGAATAATGTAGCGAAGGGGCTCGGAAGTGACAATCCGTGAATACTCTTCGTACCAGACCTTCCCATCCTCTTTCGGAAAAGCCCCGTAGAAACGAAGAAGAGGCTCCATCTTCAAATGCCGCATCGTACTCCATTTCGAGAACGCCTTCAAGTCTTTCAGAGCTTCTACAGGGAGTGCGAGGATCGCCCTCTTGGCTTTTATAACAACCGGCTCATCGTGTTGAAAGGTGGCCGTCACGAGTCCATGCTGCTGAATATCTACCAGCGTATGCTCCATGTGAAAGACCGCCCCCAGCTTTTCCGCTTCGGCACGCATTGCGTCAATCATGGCAGATAAGCCTTCGGCACAAATTCCGTAATCCGTCCTACTGAATTCGCCTTCAAAGAGTTTAAGAGCAACATCGGCGCGCATAACATCCAGCTCAGCCCTATAGGGAAATCGTATGAGATATGCTTCCGCCTTGGGTCCGTGTATCCGTGTCAGTAGTTGGCGAAGAGTATGTGTTTCCAAATCGTGGGGTGGAAGACCCTTCAGAGGCTCGAGAAAGGCGGGAATTCCTGGTTGAAAGGCATCGGGCTCCAGAGCCGAGTCGTACGTATGTTTATATTGGACAGTGCTGCCGATAGGTATAAATTTGAGTTTATAGCGTTTCATGAGCTCGAGGACCATGTGGTGGTCTCCTGAAATACGTCCCGCCCCAGCTTCCCATTGGAGCTTATTTCCATCTACCGTCTGGCGAAAGGTATGTACACGTCCACCGACACCCTTTTGTCGCTCGAAAACGGCGAGACGCTTCGTCCCAGCCTTTAATAATTCAATGGCGACATATAGGCCAGCTATACCGGAGCCTACTATGATAGTATCATAGGGGGCTTCAGTTTCCATATTTTAGCTTCCGTTTATTTCTTTGCAGCCGCCTTCAGACTTTCGTAGTGCGTGCTCACATAATAAATGACGATGAAAGAAACCACGACGGCCCCAAGTTGTTTCAGAGTCTTTGACATTTACTTGGGGGTTAGAGATTTGACTGAATCCACTCGGCCACCTTCTCAGTACTACTTGATTGAAAGGGGGCTGTCGCCTGCTTGTTCTTGACGATGACAAAGCTGGGCATGGAGCGAACACCACAATAGCCAGGGGTATAATTGTTCTGGTCCACGTCACATTTCAGAAAATTAACATTGGGAAACCTCTCTTCGAGGTAACCGAGGTCCAGGCGACGACAGACCCCACACCAGGTTGCCGTGAAATATATGACAGTGAATGCCGGAATTTGTACACCTGGGTCGGCGGGCTGGAGCCCTACGAGCTGCTCGTACTCAATTTGTGACATTAGATACTTCATTATATTGACTCGGCAGAAACTCCTTTTGAGCGTACGAGCGCGAGACTGATGCCGGCAAGTGTTACAAAGGTGAGGGAGCCGACAAAGAGCATAGAAGAGGCATCTTCTATCTCCATGGATCCACCCGTCTGTAGATTTTCTTTATTTACAATCTTTTCGGCAACATCGGCAAGGCTTGGTAAGTCACCACCACCCTTTTGTACTGGTGCTGCCGTAGCCGCCGTATATTCCGCTTTATTCTTGCTTAAACTTGACATCATACTTGGAAGCATCATCATCCCCGCCCCACCTCCCGCCAATGCCGTAATTCCACCAAATACGGTCATAATAGTATTGAGAATTGGTTTGTAAGCCGTAGTTAATACAGATGGTAGCATATTTACCAGGCCATATGTACCGGCACCTACCAAGGCGAGGGCAGCGGCAAAGAGGGCGGCATTGACTTTTCCAGTGCCGCGCGTATAGTTACCACTTGCGTCCTTTTCCGCCGTTGAAATGGGTTTCGCAGGATTGAATTTCGTAAAAGGTAACTTGTATCCTTCGTATGAGAATGCCGGGCTAAACATTTGAACAAGGTCAAAGACGTACCAGGGATTCAGAACAAGAAGATATCCGACCCACCAGAGACTGGGATAGAAGACTGTGATATACGTATTGGCTAGCGTGAGGCCTCCCTGGAGAGCCGCCTTTGCCACGAACCACATTATAGAGCCCGAGGCCCACAAGTTGAGTCCTCCGAATCCTAGGTACGAAAAGGGTGGTAAAGGAATCCCACCGGCAAGGATGAAGAGTCCAAACCAATTCGCCGTAATTGGGAAATATTTGGATAAAGAAAAACTGCTTGGTGTTGTAGCTGCCGCCATCGCTATTGAGACATACGAGCTAAATCTTGAAGAGTAGACCCGCAAATCCATTCACTACGCGCAGAACATTGTGGTTTTTGGCGTACACAATCACAGTCGACCTCCCGCGATTTGGCACATAGGCAGGATTCGTGATAGTTCGGATGGCTGAGGCGGAGCCATTCGGCACGGGATTTCCAGCGCCATCAAAACTGAGTGTTTGCTGCTCATTGGAGTCGGGGCGCAGATTCACCACGAGATTCATATTGTCAATACGGCTGGCATTGAGGGAGCCACTGGGCTGCATCTCTTCCGGTCGGAGGGCAAAGCTGTACATGTAGATAAACTGCTTGACATCCGTCGTTGTGTGGAACTGAAAGGGCTGGACGAGACGGAAATAGCCGGCATCGCGAATATCGAAGCGGTCATAGCCGTCGACTTGGAGCACGGCATCTTGGAGCATGTCACGAGACAAGCCCGCCTCGTGGCTCGATGTACTACCAAAGTTGAACCACTCGTTCGTATTTTCCATGACATCGCGCCGAAGAACCCAGATAATTTCACGAAGAGGGTGGTTGAATTCCATGCGCACTGTCTGCGTATTGATACCGGCGGGAATCGTGGTTCTCGGAGTGTACTGAATTTGCTCAATAAGGTATTCGTGCGTATTTGCCACGAATCTACGGCGCTCTTCCGTGTCGAGGTAGATGTAGTCACCCCACATGCGGAATTGCGTGATTTTGGCCGGCAATGGTTGTACAGTCCCGCAGGCTGTCGTGAGAGTCGACTTGTCAATCATACTTGCCAGGTCCCGCAACTTGACATTAATACGAATGACGTGATATTGCATGGCGAGAAGAGGCAGGTAGAGACCAGGATTCTTATTGAACCAGAACTGGAGTGGTACATACAGCTTCGTGGCACCGTATGTGTAATTTCCTACAGAGCAAGCACCGGATTCAACGCTAGGAGATGGTATATTCAGACCATCCACGCGTCCAATCATATTATTGAGGGCATCACGTTGGCTTGCCGTGGTCGTGAGAGTCGACCAAATCTGCATCCATTCTCCGGTCTGTTTATCAATCTCTTGCTCTCCAATTTCGAGTGCTATCTCTTCGATGAGGCCGTAGCCTGCCGTATTTATATAAGACCCCTTGGAGCCGTCGCTCATAGTAATGTAGGGCAGCACGATTTCCAACATCATGGGTCCAATCAAGTCCCCACGACGCGCAACAACCGCCGTCACGCGTTTTCCAAAGTCCGGGTCGCCGTCGAAATAAATCTGCTGCGATTCCATGGCAAAGTTCGTATAACGACGATAGACCATTTTGAACCACGTAATCTGGGGATTTCCGGTTAAAAAAACATCTTGTTTACCCATTGCCACGAGTTGTAATAAACCACCACCGCCTGGCATTCTAGTGTGATGTGCGACTTATTCAGGAGATGGTATTCTTATATTGTTGTAGAACCCGCGATGAGTCGGATAGAACAAGAACTGCTGTACTCAATTAATCCTTTGACGAATCAGCCGTATCCCGCGAATAGCTTTCAAGTCGCTGATGGACAGGGTACGCGTGTATGGCAAGACATTTTTGCCACGATTAGCAGTCAATCCGCTGCCGATGGAACGGCGATTGGTTACCTCCCCTCCACGTTCCTACAAGTGTATGGGGCGGCGTCCTCGATTTCCACGATTCTGGCAACAAGTTATTCCACTCTTTCGAGTCAAATTGGCCTCGGAGGCATACCGGGTAGTATCACTGGCTTTGAACTTCAGAGCACGGTTCGTTGGATTCAGGGCCCGGCGAGATACATCAGCACGGGCGACCTCGTTAGCTCCATGACACCCTTTTTGAATGGAACTCTCTCTTTCATGTCGAATATTCAGAGTACCGTGAATGGGCTCGGTACTGCCAAATACATCAGCACGGCCACTCTCCAAAGTACATCTGCCGGTCTTATGGGGCAGCAGCAATCCACGGTGGCGGGGCTGGGCTCTTATGGGTATATCAGCAGCCTTTCCTTACAAAGTACGTTTCGGGGGCTTGGAACCACTTATGTGAGTACGTCGGGCCTCGCCAGTAGTATCACGGGCCTGCTCTATCCTGCGTCCGTTCCTGGGGGAAGTCTTGGGATTGTTGTGACGGGGTCTACGGACCCTCCCTTCATGAACTACAATAATCTGACGCAGGACTACCTTTTGAGCACGAACTATTTCAGCTTGGCGAATGCCGGCTTCTTTGGCGTTGTGTATGGCAGCAATCTTCCCAGTACAACATACGGCCTCATTTCATCTCTTGGCACCTATGGATATGTGAGTACGGCCACACTTCTCAGTACCAGCTCAGGCATTCAGGCAGCGAAGCAGAATATCTATATTGACAGGGCGGGGTCCATGAGTATTTACGGGTCACAGGTCTCCATATCTTCTGTTGGAGCTTTCTCAGTAGTTTCGTGAACTCTACCATAACGTACAAGGGACAAAATGGGAACATGACGGGAGTTACAACGAGTGGCTCCAACCTCTCCTTTTCGACGATGAATCTACAGCTGGACGCGTTTTCCAGCCTCATTACATCTAATAGTCGGATTACGGTGGAGGCGTACCCAACCTTTCAATTCGACACAATTACAAACGGCTCTGTGAAATCCGTGGCGATTCCCATGTATACCTATATTCAGTATGGCACATCGTTCCTCAGTAGTCAACATGAAACACTAGTGGCAGGAACACAATCGGCAAATGGATATTCGAACTTTTACCAGCAGCCTATTAAGTTTTCCATACCTGGTACACAGGTGATAGGCTCTTACGCGAACCCCTACGTCTTTCAGCACGTGCTACCAGGAGGCATATCCTACCTGACAAATCTCGGCTTTCGGTCACCAAACCTGAATACGTATTTCGCTTCTACGAACTCGTATTTCTTAACGGTTCAGAATCTGTCATTCTAAGACAGAGATGGCAGCGAGTCTAAAAACGCTGGACACTGATGTCATTACACTCCGACAAATTAATGTTCGGTCAGCAACGAATGGATATATTCCCGCATCGAATGTTCTGATTTCAGACGGAATTGGCAATGGATACTGGAACTCGGTGAGCTCTATTCTCCCCAAGGCGTATGATACTCTTATTGATGTGAATGGGTCTACCATGAATGCCAATAACATCGGAACTTCCGTACAATATAGGACCATAGGTGTTGGGGGGCTCTTTGGGGCCTTTGTGAATGAACCTGCGAGTACCTTTACTTTCAGCAATGCCTACCCGAATGTGCTCGTGGCGCAGAATACAGTGCCTTTTGTATCACGAATTGCTGCGCAGACTGTGCCAAATGGGCAGAATATTACCATGTCGACTTCGCAGTCCACACTCAAATTCATTGGGGTTGGTGATATACAGCTCTCCACCATTAATGACTTGAGGACGGTGTTCTTTTCCATCAGTAGTTTTACGGCGAGTGGATATGCCGACCTTTCTGCCGTGGCCCGTTCTTGGCCCGGATATTCCTATAGTACTATTTCCACAAATGCGGGATATGCCAGTTTCACGAGTAGTATTCCTATTTCCACCTTTTACCAGCTTGATGAGAACAATGGATATGGCTGGGATTGGACTCCGAATACGGGGTCGAACCTTCGTGCTTCCACGGTGGAAACGTATCCCGCCTATTCTACGGGCGATGTGTATTTCAGTACGGTGAGTTTCACAATGGCACCCTTTTTGCGCTATATTCAGCCGAATTCCACGACGCGTATGTTCCTCGAAGTGAATCCGAATTATCTGCTTCCACGTCTCTATTTGGGTACGAGTCCCCCTTATTCACTTTTGAAGGAGTTCTCTACGTTTATTCAGTATGAATCGGCAAATGGTCGTCAGATTCTGGGGAAGGCGTCGCAGGGAACGTATATGACGTCACAGTGCTCGAATGGGTATACTTCGAACTATTTCAATACATCCTTGAAGCTGGAGCTTGACACGGCGGTTCTTACAAGTAATGCGGCGGCGGACGGACCCTATGGGGCCTACTATACCCTATATCACAGAATTCCGGGTGGAATGGCGAATCTCGTATCGGATGGATATTGCGGGTATTTATTGAGTACGAGGGGTGGGTTCAGTAATTCGCTGGGAATCACTATAGACAATTACACGCCGACAAGTAATGCCGTGTTTCTCCATGTACATAATCAGTCTGGGAATGCGCCCCCGATGCCTGGGCCATAAAATTTCTCAGTGTTTAGTATACAAATGGATGTTTTCATGGCTCTATTGGCAGCTGCCTTGTTTTTTGTTTTGACGCCTGGTATCCTGGTGACACTTCCTCTTCGTAATAAGTTTGCCGTGGCAGCGGGACATGGTGTCGTTTTTGTGGTGATTATGTATTTTGTAAAGAATTTCTATGGTGCGTAAAGGCTCCTAGGTTTATAGGAATTGATATCTACAACAAATCCAAACCTTCTAGTAGAATGTTTGACTTGCTTGTTCTAGTGGGGCTTTTTGTCGCCTTGACCCCCGGTATTTTTTTCAAGCTGAAGGGCTCAAAGATGGTGTCGGCAGCCGCACATGCGGTTCTTTTCGCTGTTGCCGCCTACCTTGTTTCGGTATATTTTATAAGTTATGATGGATTCCAGACGGGT